TCGCTCCAATTTTTACTTTTTTTATCTAAAATATTCAAACTTTGCCAAGTACAAATAGTATGAGTGTTGTTTAGATCTTTTCTGTCGCCATAATAAACGCCAACATCTAATCCAACATTGACAAAGTCTTCTTCTGTTTGTGTTACTAGATCTTTGTTTGGAACAATAACAATAGTACGGCCATATTTTTCAGCCGAATGACTTAAAGTTGCTGTCATAATTGTCTTGCCAGCACCTGTTGCTACTTCTTGTAGGCTTTGGGTATTTGTGAAAAATCTATTGACTACTTCTACTTGATCTTCGCGTAATACGATAGGTTGGCCTGCAAATCTATGCCCGTCTGGCCATACTTTACCTTGGTCAGCCCAGTAGTGTGTTGTTATAGGATTGAACTCAATTTTACTGGTTGTACGCAAATCATCTAATTCATCCACATCAATGTCCATGTCGGACAGTATTTGCAAACAACGTTCCAATTGACTTAGATAACCATTGCCCCCAAGGCCGAACATTGACACCTTACCGTCCCAACGTCCTAATTTATAAGCCGGGCGATATCGTGCCGTTGGATCTTCATACTTAAATGTATTAGCCAGTTTTTTACGAGCTTCTAAATTTAAGCCTTCAAATTTAATATTAACTTCGTCTCGAATTACTAATTTTACAGTCAAGATTTAATCCTCTTATCATCCAATGGAGGTTCATCGGACCACTCTAAGATACAATCACAATTATTAGAGTATACAGCAGTCTTACCATGTCTCATACCCATACGGCTATCTAGTGCAATCACGCTCATAGGACGCCATGCATTTTTTAAGAAAAATTTTGGTAATTTTCCACTTTGTACACAAGCTATTTTTGTTGTGTTATCTAACAAATAATTATATTTTTTTTCTGCAATAAACTGATTAAATTTTTTACCATGCTCGTCATTGGGTAATCTAAAATAAACTCCCACGTGATCTTCAATTTTATTTTGTTCTAGTGATTCCGATAAAATTCTTAGATTTTCAAGATATTTATTATTGATCAATGTATCAAATACCACTAGTATAGGTAATCGTTTTAACTGTATTAAACTAGAAATTATTTCAGATAACGAGTGTTGATTTTTATCAACCCATACTTTAGTTGCTGGTCGATTGGCAATATATTCAGTTAGGTTTTCTCCAGGATTCTTTGGAGTATCAACAAAATACTGATATCTTATACTCCTATCGTTGATTATATTTTGATCGATATTTGTTGTGAGACCAAGATCGTCAGTTATACATTTTTGAAAGTTAGAATTAGTTATAGTCGTTAATTTGAACTGGTTAACAAAATCTTCTCGCTTCCACGTTTTTATAATCTCGTAATGACTTTTTATTTTTTCATCAATATCAAAATTATAAGGAGATAATGTTTCGACTAATAATTCTATATTTTTTTCAGTCAAATCTGCTGTATAACGTTTAGTATGAGGTGTTGCCAAAACATTATCTCCTTTTTTCATTAGGCCATTTAATATTTGTCTAATTTCTGAATTAAATGTAGATTCGATAACAATTACTATTTCATCTTCTTGATTTTTTCCTAGATAAAGTTTATGAATTTGTACTATCTCTCGAAAATTCCGAGACCAAGTTGGGTTCAACAATACATTTTCAATATCTTCAGAAAATTTTGATAATTTTTTAGAATTTTCTTTAAGTATTTTAATCAAAAGTTTACTTTGATTTTCAGTGATAAAAATTTTATCAACAATGGATGATGCAAGGTTTCTTAATACCTTACTATCTCTTGATGTTAATTGTGATTCTATGGAAGGATCGGTAAAATTAACAATTTTCAGTAATAAATTATCAACAGTAGTCATATAATATATGTTAACAGATACTAACTTAAAAGTCAACTATTAATAATATTTTTATTGACCAAATGTTTCAAAATTATTTCTGTCCATATCTTGGCCGACTCAGGGCCTGGATGTTTTGTTTGTGTCCATGCTTGTTTTTGACCCACAGCATCGAGCATTGAGCAAAAGACACCTAATTTTTGATCGTATGAATGGCTAAATCCTAACGGAATTTTAACACCAGCTATCATATATTGAATTTTTAAGTCAACCCAATTTATCCAATGATCCCAGTCAACAAAATTTAAGAAAAGTTCTCTGTGGTACTGATCTACATCTTTTAATGGAAATCCTATGCTGTTCCAAAATACAAAATCTATGTTATTTGCTTTGAAATAGTTTTGAAGCATCAGAATATTTTTAATATGTTCTTTGAACCAATATGAATCATTGAATTGTTTAACATATTCATCTGCTAGTGATTTGTATTTTTGTTGTACATCTGAATCGTTACCATTCATCGTATAAAGATTCAAATGAAACCACATTTTTTTGAGATTTTCTATGTTGTCGTCTTTAGAAAAATCTTGATCTGGTATAGCCCAGTCATTGGGAACCATAATCCTACAAGGATCTGTCCAACCTATACAAGCTACATAGTTGGATCTTTCTTCATAAGGTATTTTATTAAAAAACTCAATAGTTGAAAAAGTAATTAAATCATTTGTTGCACCATACCGTGCAATATTATAAACATTTTCAAAAATTTTTGTCTTTTCAATGATACCTGAAATATTAAATTGCTTTAATACATTTAGATAATCTGTATTATTTTTATCGTACAGAGGTAGCTTGCTATAAGGCCATACTAAGTCGTCGCCGTGTACAAAACTACATCCATTCAAAAATAATTGTTTAGATACTTGCATCTTCCATACCAGCAATTCGTAATTTTACTATGTTAGTAATTTGCCACTGTTTCTGGTCAAGACCTTTTGTAATACCTAGCCACTTGTTGCGTAGTAAAGCAAATTCATTGATAATTTTTTCCATATCAATTACATCTGCTTCACCTTCGCAAAAACGTTCGCAATCACGACTGCTTAGAGAACGTTGGTAATTTTCTAGATATTTTCGAAAAAACTGACTTTTAAGTCTACGAAGTTCAATATTAAGGTATTCCAATATTGCTTCAATTTCTTGTAATTGAGAGAATCTATGTTCTACTATTCCCGGTAATGCCGCACTAGCCTTTTCCACATTTCCATACAGTTTGACCTCTTTGCGGGCTTCTGCTAGTTCTGATTCAAAGTGTAGTACAGCATCAGGAATATTGCTGATGTCTCTTGCAATATCGGTATACCAACCCATTAATATTCCTCTTCTTCGTCGTTGTAATTGTCGTCTTCTTCTTCCTCGATATCTTCGTCGAGGTAATATTCTATAGCAGAATCTAGTACACTGTCAATACCAGATGCACCTTGCATTATACGATCACTAGTACCAAAGTCTGCTAATAGATCAACATAACGTTCAGCTACGCTGTCAATAACTTTCTTATCAATGTAGTCTGCAAATAGCAACCAGATATCACCAATTTGTGTTTCATTCAACATTTTCTTCTGTCTCCTCAAGAACGGTTGTTGTGATAGGTTTAATGTGATAATTTTTCATTATCATATCTAATTTATCATCTTTCCATTCTTTTCGGTACAATAATGTTTCCTCGCCAGTCTCAGGATCGACATATTTTAGTCTGTTGCCTTGTTGAACAAGTATGCCTTGCTTCTCAAGCATATCAACCATACCGCTGTAAGGATTCATACCTGTTTCATATGGAATCTTAATTTGTACAGTTTCAAAAGGTTTACTGTAACGAGTTTTCATAATCTTACATGATGCACGAATACCCATTACATCTGATACCTTGTTGCCGTCTTCGTCTTCTTTCAACTTTAATTTTTTCATAGCAACTACAATTGAACTTGCGTAAACAAAGCCCTGCCCGCCACTGATCTTGTCATCTGGATCGAACATATCTTGACTAGCGTATGTATGGTTAGTACATACCATTCCAACATTATAGGATCCAAACATATTAACACAATTACGCACTAGAGCTGTAAGTGCTTTAGGTTTACGACCCATATCGCCTTTCAAGTCTCCCGCT